GCGCCGGCCATGGTGCGCCTGCGTGGCGACTTCGTGCAGTTCGACCCGCGCGGGTGGACACCCGACATGGACGTGTCCATCGAGGTGGGCGTCGGCACATCGGACGAGACCGAGACCATGATGCAACTGCAGCAGTTCGGGCAGTTCATGGCCTGGGGCCAGCAGGTTGGCGTGGTGCAGCCCCGGAACATCTACCAGTTCGGCCTGCGCCTGGCGAAGAACGCGCGCTTGAAGGGCGCCGAGCAGGACCTGCTGACGTCGCCGCCTGACCAGCCGCCCCCGCCGCCGCCTGACCCCAAGCTGGCGCTCGCGCAGTTCGAGGCGCAGCAGGAGCAGCAGAAGTTCCAGGCCGAGGCCCAGATCGAGCAGCAGCGCCGCCAGACCGAGGCGCAGCTGCAGATGATGACGGACCAGAACCGCCAAGAGTGGGAAGCGCGCCAAAAGCAGCTGGAGGCGCAGCAAAGCGCGCAGCTGGAGCAACTGCGCATGGAAGCCGAGGACCGACGCCACGCCCAGGACCTGGCGTTCAAGCAGTGGCAGACCGAGTTCCAAGCCAACCAGGCCATCGCCCTGGAGCAGATGCGCCAGCAGGCCGCCGCACCGCAGGGCATGGACCTGGCGCCGCTGATCGAGATCTTGCAGCCGGTGCTGGAGTACATCGCCGCCCCGCCGCGCATGGTGCGCGACGAGGCCGGGAACGCTGTCGGCGTGCAAAAGGGCACGCGGACTTTCTCAATCGACCGCGACGCGCAGGGGCGGCCTGAGGGGCTGTCGGACGCCGCGCCCATCCAGTAACAGGAGCCGCCATGGCAGTCACCTACACCACCGCCCTCAAAAACACCCGCCTAGACGCTGTTGTCACCGCCATCGGCGCATCCGGCAAGCTCGAAATTGGCACCACCGGCATGGGCACTGTCCTTGCCACCATCACCCTTGGCGCCACAGCCGGCACCACATCTGGCGGCGTGCTGACGTTCTCCGGCTTCCCGAAGTCGGACAGCTCGGCCGACGCCACCGGCACCGCTGCCGCTGCGCGCATTCGCACCTCGGCTAACGCTGATGTGGTCACCGGCCTGACCGTTGGCACGAGCGGAACGGACGTGACCTTGGATTCAACCAGCATCACGAGCGGCCAAGTGGTCACCATCAATTCGGCCACTATTACACACGGCTGATCGCGATGGCGACGCCGCGAGGCACGACGCATAGCGCCGGGTCGGAGGTGACGATCTACGGTGGCAGGGCTGGCATTTTCCCGGCCTGGTACAGCGCCGCCGCCTCTGGCGAGTGGGTGGACCTGCCGAACAGCACCATCACGTCATCGGGCGTGGGGTGGTCGGGCACCAGCCCCGGCGGCACGGGCAACTACACCACGGTAGTCACCGCCTGGGGTGGCGGCGTGCTCAACACCGGCGGCATCTACCGCGCCGGCTCGTTCCTGGCCGGCACGTTCTTGGTGCTGTTCGGCGGCGGGCACGGCGACTACGCTGGCAACGAGCTGTATGCTTACGGCCCGCTTGAAGCCGACAGCCCTTCGTGGTCGCGCATCACCGATCCGACGATCCCGGCGCCGGATGACGTGGCACGCCTGTCTGGCAAGCCGGTGTCTCGCCACAGCTACGACACGCTGGTCTACCTGCCCGACCAAAACAAGATGCTGTGCATCGGCTCGCCCGGCTACTACGAGACCGGATTCAGCTTCAACGCCGCGGACGTGTTCGACTTCGCGGTCAACCCGGGCAGTTCCAACCCATGGAGCACTGCCGATACCGGCTTTCCCGCTTTCAACGGCGGCGGGGCGGGCGCCATCAGCTTGCTGTCGGGCTACGACTCAGTGAGCGGCAAGGCCTGGGGCCTGGGCAAGGGCAACGGTCAGGTGATCGGAAGCTACGACGCCGCGGCGGGCACCTGGGCCAGCTACTACAAGGACAACCCGAGCGGCCCCGGCTCGGGCAAGGCGGGCCTCGCAAGCAGCATCCACAAGCTCGTGTTCGTGAGCGGGTCCACTGTCTATGTGCAGGACCTCACCAGCCCCACGTCCGCTATCTACACGCCATCGACGACCGGCAGCGCACCCAGCCTTGGCGGCACCGCCGCGCTCGACTGGGATGAGGTCGGTGCGCGCTTCGTCATGCGCAGCAGCGGTGGCACGCTCTACTACCTGACGCCTGGGGCCAACCCGGACTCGGGTGGCGACGCCTGGGCGTGGTCGAGCGTCACGCCGGGCGCTGGCGCAACGCCGGCTGCAGAGGTCGAGAACGGCACCTACGGGCGCTTCAGGATGGTCAACGGCACCCTTCGCGGCGCTCTGCTGATGGCTGCGCCTACCGCGCCAATCAGCTACTACAAGATGTGAGCCCATGGCCTACCCGACCTTCGTAGCGGCCGGCGCCGCAATCAGTCTGCCGACGGGTGGAACAGCCGCGAACGTGGAGGTGCCCGCTGGCGTTGCGGCGGGCGATCTGCTGGTGTGCGTGATGTTCCTGGGCAATGGCACCGGGAACACGCCGAGTCCACCGAGCGGGTTCACCCAGATCGACAGCATCGCAGCGACCCTGTTCGCGGCGGGCCTGCACGTCTACTACAAGTTCGCAAGCGGCTCGGAGCCAAGCACCTACGCCGCATCGCAATCGGGAGGCAGCAACCTCGGCGCGGCGCGCATGTATGCGTGGACCGGCACGCATGCCACCACGCCGATCAACGTCAACAGCAAGAGCGCCGTCCAGAACAGCGTCACGACCATCAACCTGCCCTCGGCCACGACGACTGTGGCCGAGTGCCTGCACATCGGCATCAGCTTTGAGTACAACGTCCGCACGCCGACGATCAGCGCCACGGGCTCGCAAACGGCTCGTGGCGGCAGCACGCTGTCGGGGCGGGTGTTCCAGGTCACAGAAGAGCAGATCGCATCCGCAGGCGCCGTCACCGGCAAAACCCATTCTTCGGGAAGCTCGGGCGATTTCTACGGCTTCAGCATTGGGGTTGCGCCGGCAGCAGGCGGCGGGGGCATCACTGGCACCCTCGCTGCCACCGAAGCCGCTGACGTTGCCGCCCTCACCGGCGATGTCATCATCACCGGCACCATCGCTGCGACCGAAGCCGCAGACACCGCAGCATTCAGCGGCGGCAGCACTCCGGTAACTGGCACGCTTGCGGGCACAGAGGCCAGCGACACCGCAGCGGCCACCGGCACCGTGCGCAATCCGCGTCTGGTGATCGGCCCGCTGAAGAACAACACCGGCACGCTGCTGGCCAGCGAAACCGGCGCCACCGTCTACGTCTACCAGACCAGCGGCGCGCATGTGGTCACCAAGACCAGCCAGACCACGGACGGCAGCGCCATCATGACCGTCAGTGACGCGGCATTGGCGGCCGGCACCACCTATCGCTTCGTCATCGTGCTGTCTGGCGGTGCTGAAGGTATGGACAAGCTGGCGGCGGCATGAGCGTTCGCGTTGACAGTTCCAGCCTGATTTCGGGCGCCGTGGTCTGCGGACATCGCGGGCTTGGCGTCACCGGGGCTGTCATCCGTGCCACTACCAGCACCGGCACGCATGGCGCTGGCTGGCTGTATGACGACTGGGACAACAGCGGCGACGACGCCAAAGAGTTCCGACTGCTGATCGAAACGCCGCCCTCGGACGGCGCGCTGTTCCTCTACGAAGACGGCTCGTTTTCCTGGGTTCCGGTCGCTGATGGCACGCGCAACTGCGTAGGCCGGCTGTACATCGACGGCGCCGACCAGGGCACCGAAACCAACTACCTCGTCAGCGGCAGCGGCGCGGCGACAGGACAACTCGCAGCCACCGAAGCGGCAGACACCGCAGCCATCACGGGCGATGTGATCGTCTCCGGCACGCTGGCGGCCACAGAGGCGGCTGACGTAGCGGCCCTGGCCGGTGGCGTGCTGGTGTCTGGTGCGCTGGCGGCGACGGAAGCGGCTGACGTAGCGGCATTTGTTGGGGATGGTGTGGCGCTTGCCACCGCCGGCGGCTACGACGACACCCCGCGCGCGCCCCGCAAGCGCGAGAAGCAGACCGTCATCCACAAGGACGACAGCGACGAGCGCAGCCAGGAATTCGAGGCCCTGCTGGCGCGCGTCAAGGGCCAGGCGCTGGACAAGGCCAAGAGCATCGCGCAGGCCGCGCCCGTAGCCACGCCGCCGGAAGACATCAAGCCTCCGCGCATGCCAGAAATCCGTGGCGTGGAGGCTTCGCTACTGCGGCAGTGGATGCCTGACCTGCTCAGCACCTACCGCGCCACGTTCACGGCTGAGCTGCAGGCCCTGGCCAGCGCTCAGCAAGCCGCTGCACAGGCCCAGATGCGGGCCCTGCAGCGCCAACAGTACGAAGACGAGGAGATCGCCATCCTGGCGATGCTGGCATGACCGACACAACCCGCCAAGACGAAGCCGCAGTGCACCGCGCAGCCCGCGCCCAGACCATCCTGACTGACCCGATGGTTCAGGACGCGCTGGCGTTCGTCCGCGACCAAGTGCGAGATGCGTTTTTCGACCTGGACCCTGCCGACGCAGGGGCGCGCGAGCGCCTGCTGCTGGTGGACCGGGCGCGGCAGCAGTTTGAGCGGGTGTTTACGGCTCACTTGATGGACGGCAGCGTAGCGCGTGCGCAGTTGCTGTCCGACGACCTGGCGGCGCAGCACTTGGCCGCTATTCAGCAACGTGTGAAGGAGCGCTAGATGGCACGAAAGCCCAGAGCCCAGCAGGGCGAGGAGGCCGCGAAGGCGGCAGAGCAGCCCCAGCAGGGCGAGGAGGCCGCGCCAGAGGACTTCGACGGTTTCACCGCCTGGGCCCAGCGCGCCAAGGTCAATGATGGCGTGGTGCTGGTGGCACTGACGCACCCGGACGTGCTTGAGCCGCGGCACATGGACGGCACCTTCAGCGGCTTCCGCCTGGCGCCAGGGCCGACCGGTGCGACCTGGAGCGACGGCAGCACCCACCCGCCGGCCGCTCCCCAGCCCTGAACCAGCCAGCCCGCCCAAGCGCGGGCTTTTCAAGACCCACGCAATAGGTGTAAGCTATGGACGGTGAATTTTCGATAGAGAGTTTCGCAGCTGAGTTCGCGCAGGCGGATAAATCGGAGCAGCCCGCAACGGGTTCCGACGCCGCTACAAACGCGCAGGCCAGCGGTGCTGAAACCGACACGGACGACGCTCAGGAAGTGGACCTGCCGGAAACGGAAGGCGAGCAGACCGAGCAGCCGGAGCAGCCCCCCGAGGGTTCCGGCGAGGGCGGTGACGACCCTGTTCAGACGTGGACAACGGCGAGCGGCGAGAAGTTCGAGGTCAAGACCTCCGAATTGCGCGACGGCTACCTGCGGCAGCAGGACTACACGCGCAAGACCCAGGACCTGTCCGAGAACGTCAAGCGCGCTCAATCCGACATCCAATTCCAGGCCAGCGCCGTTCAGGCGATGACCAGCGAGATCGGCGAGATCCAGGCGCTCCAGGGCCAGATCGCGCAGTTCGACGGGATCGACTGGGCAGCGGCAGAGCGGCAAGACCCGCAAGCCTCTGTGCAAGCCCAGACGCGGTTGCTGCTTCTGAAACAGCAGCTGGCCGAGGTGCAAACCCGGGCCAGCGGCCGGATGCAGCAGCTGAAACAGGCGCAGGAGGCGCAGTTCTCGCAGGCGGTGTCCGCCGCAGAACAGCACCTGCAGACCAAGTTCCCGGAACTGAACCGCGACGAGGTGGGGCGAGTGTTTGCGCAGGCGGCAAAGCTGGGGGCGACCCAGACGGAGCTGAATTTCATGCGCGGCATGCCCTGGCTGCTGGAGCTGGCCATCCACGGGACGCGCCACATGGAGCTGATGTCGAAGAAGCCGGAGGTTCAGAACCGAGTGCGCAACCTTCCGCCGCCGAAAACGGCACCCCGCGCAGCGACTCCGACCTCCAAGACAGACGAAGCGATCAAGGCCATCAACACGAAGCGCAGCTTCAACCCGGCCGAGTTCGCGAAGTTGCTCAGCACCACTATGTGAGGTCCCACCATGGCTCAAATCACCAATTCGTTTGCAACGTTCAACAGCTCCCGCGTGCGCGAGCAGTTGATGGACAAGATCTGGAACGTCAGCGTCGCAGAAACCCCGACCCTCGCCCTGATCGGCAAGGAAAGCGTTGAGGGCCCGTTCGTCGAATGGCTGACTGACACGTTCCGCGCTGGCGCCAGCAACAAGGTCGAACAGGGCAACACCGCCACGCCGACCGCGCGCACCAACGTCAGCCGCTACTCGAATCGCACGCAGATCAGCGAGGATGTCATGTCCATCACTGGCACGCAGCAGGCGGCCGAGAAGGCGGGCGGCAAGGACGAGGTGGCCTATCAGCGCACCAAGTCGATGATGGAGGTGAAAAAGGACATCGAGTTCGGTTGCCTGCAGAACACCACCGCCATCACGGCCGCAGGCGGCACGGCTCCGCAGTCGCGCGGCTTCCTGGGCTTCATCGCCACCAACACCAGCAAGGGCGCGAGCGGCGTGGACCCGAACCCGCTGTCCAACACGGCCCCCACGGACGGCACGCAGCGCGCCTTCACCGAGACGCTGCTGAAGGACGTGCTGAAGCTGATGTTCGACAACGGCAGCCCGGACATGGACAACATCTATGCCCTGATCCCGAGCGCGCAGCGAACCACGTTTGACGGCTTCCTGGCCGGTCAGACCCGCTTTGACAAATCCGAAGACAAGACCCTGACCGCGACCCTAGAGGTCTACATCGGCCCCTTCGGGCGCGTGAAAGCGGTCAACGCCCGCCACATGCGCTCGCGCGAGGTGTTCCTGATCAACCGCAGCTACGCCAAGCTCGGCACGTTGCGCAAGATGAACGCCAAGCCGCTGGGCGTGCGTGGCGACGCCTACGAAGAGCAGGTCAACTGCGAGTGGACGCTGATCGTGAACAACGAGAAGGCCCACGGCGCTGTGCGCGATCTGACCTGATCCACCTGAACGCGCCCGGCTGAGTCAGCTGGGCGCCCCAATTCCCTGATCTGCGCGCGGTGCGTCACCGCTCAGCAGGTGTCCCGAACTTCGGGGGCATCCAATGAGCATCGACATCCTTCGCACCATCCCCAACGCGCAGACCTACATCGCCCAGGAAGACGGCAAAACCATCATTGGCGAGCGTGCCAATGTGGCCGGCAACTTGGACCGCGTGCAGCGCATGCGGCAGGCCCAGATCAACAACAAGACCCTGGGCGTCTGCCATGCCTCCATCCCGCTGGTGGCGCTCAGCGCCTGGTGCAACAAGCTCGGCCTGAGCCTCGAAGAGGCGTGCGCAAACGACGACATCCTGGACCGCTTCTTGGCTGATGGGCATCAGAAGTTCCTGGTCAACAAGGGCTCGGTATGACCTACACCGAGCTGAAGTCCGCGATCAGCGACTGGCTGCACCGCGCCGACCTGAGCACGCCGGCCACGACCTTCGTGGTGCTGGCCGAGGAGCGGCTGCAGGACCTGAAGCTGAATCGCTTCACGACCAGCGCGACCTTGACGGTGCTGGCCGGCCAGACCGCTGTGGCCCTGCCCGACGACTACCTGGAGGGCCGTGGCCTGACCGGGGGCAGCTGGGACTGGACCCTGTGCACGCCCGAGCAGTTGGCCCGGCTGGCCGAGAACGGCGGCGAGCCGCACAGCTATGCGATCTACGGCGGCAACTTGGTCCTGCCCTACGCGCCGACCGAAGACCTTGACCTGACGCTGGCCTATTTCCAGACCCTGGACCCGCTGAGCGACAGCAACACGACCAACTGGGTGCTGACCTACCACCCGGGCGCCTACCTGTGGCTGGCGCTGTCGGAGGCCGCGCTCTATGTTGGCAACGAGGCCAGGCGCCTGGTGTTTGAGTCCCGCGCGCAGATCGCGCTGGAGAGCCTGCGCCAGCGCGACGTGAGCGGTTCGACCTTCGCGGCTTCGATGCCCGCCTCCTACGTGGTGTGACCCATGGCCATCTCCTACACCGACATCCGAAAACTTGTGGACAACCAGAGCTTTCAGGCTCGCCTGCAGGTGGCGCTCTGGCGCGAGGCATCCAAGCTGCTGCGGCAGAATCCGGCGCCCGCCGCTGAGCTGCTGACCTGGGCGCGCGCATCGCTGAAGGGCGTCAGCCAGAACATGACCGAGGCCACCATTCGTGTTGCAACGAGCGGTGCGGTTTTCAACTTCGGCGAGGCGGTGACAGACGACCAACTCCAGACCGTGGTAGCGGCCATCGTGCCCGACCTGGCGGGGGCGCCGTGACCCTCGTTCAGACCATCGGCTTCGCCCCGGATGTGGAACGCACCACGCCGGGCGCGCTGCTGGAGTGTTCGAACCTCGTGCCCACGCTCAAGGGCATGAAAGCCGCGCCCTCGAACATTGTCACCAGCTACCCGGCGAGCGCCGAGGCGGTGACCGGCGCGGCCCTGCTGCCGCTGCTCAGCGGCGCGGTGCGCTTCTTCATTGGCGGCAACACGCTGCTGCAGGAAGGCGTGGCCGGCGCGTGGAACAACGTGAGCCGGGGCGCGGGCTACACGGCGGGCGTGAACCGCTGGCGCTTCTGCCAATTCGGCAACGACTCCATTGCGGCGAACAAAAGCTGCCAGCTGCAGCGCAGCACCGGCGCCGGCGTGGCCTTCGCCAACCTGACCGGCCCAAAGGCGGACGTGTGCGAGGTCATCGACGGCCAGGTGATGCTGGGTAACTGCGATGACAGCGGCACCGGCTTGGCCACGGGCTACGGCGACCAGCCCGACCGCTGGTGGGCCAGCGCCATCAACGATGTGGCGACCTGGACCCCGAGCGCCGCGACGCAGTGCGTGACCGGCCGCCTGGTGGCCGCGCCGGGCTCCATCCGTGCCATGCGCCGACTGGGGCCGAACTGCGTGGCCTACAAGGACAAGGCCATCTTCCTGGGCTCCTACGTGGGGCCACAGGCCCCGATCTGGCGCTGGGACCTGGTGCCGGGGGACATCGGCTGCAGCAGCCAGGAGTGCGTGGTCAACATCGGCACCGCGCACCTGTTCGTG